AGCCTGCCAAGAACAACCACCAGAAAACCCGCCAGTCCAATAGCGTCCAGTAACGTCTGTCGATGACGAGCAACGAGTAAAGGTTCCAGCTAACTGGCCAGTGAATCCTCCGGTGCTGTCTCCTTCATCGCTGGATATGCTTCCTTCTGCTGAACAATCCACATAAATATCAGAAGAATCGGAGATGCCAATAAATCCTCCAAGATTTGTGCCATTACCGGCAACAACAATTGTCTTTCCCTTGCATCTTGTATACTGACCCCCCTGACTTGTTCCCGCAAATCCTCCGATATTAGTAAGGTCGTTTTTATTAACGTTGGTGATAGTTAATTCTCCAATTGAATCGGTTGCTACGCCACTAAAATTGCAGGCGATCCCCCCAATATTGTCAATATTGTGGTAACCACTTCCAGTAAAGGTAACCGTAAGTTTTCCGCTGCATCGCGTGAGGCCTCCTCCAGTTAAAAACCCAGCAATTCCGCCAATATTACCAGGCTCGCCAATGAAAGTCATCGTTCCGATTGTTTGACAATTGGTAAGAGTAATTCTCGTTGAGTCTATAGAAGATACATATCCGAACAACAAGCCAAAGTTGTTTCCCCCAGCAGAAGAAAGAATTGACATTGAACCATTACAGACAAAGACATTCGAAATAGAAATTGAGGCATTCATGCTCGCATATTGTTCAGCATGGCCCGCAAGAAACCCCATATTCCCTGGCCCGAATACCGAATGTGAATCTTCAACAATCACAGAGGGATTCCGTAGGAGAAGATTTTGTATGGTTATTGTTCCTGTTGCACCTGCAAGTGACCAAAATAATCCAAAGTTACCGGCCGTATCAGCATCCTGATAAGTATGGTGCATGTTGGCAATCGTATGGCCCCTACCGTCAAAAGAACCAGAAAATGGAGTCAAGTCAACACTTCCAAGCGGTACCCAGTCTGTACCAGATAGGTCAATGTCCGCGCCCAACTCATAGTAGGCAGCCAGATCGTTGTTGATCTCCTCCAGGTCGGCACGGGTCATGATGATATAGGGGTCTGGGACCCCACCGGTTCCCGTCATGCGTTTTCCTCCCTATGACGTGGGAGCCATCATTCCCTGCGTCGCCATCGCCATATAGATATTCCTTCCCTCCCAATACGAAAACGAGAAAACGTCGTATATCGGCGCCGATTCAGTACCGCCTGTTGTAACATCGATAGCCGCACCACCAGCCCACGCAACCACGGGCAAGTCCGTATCATTCACTTTCCATGTAATCTTCCAGTTTCCCCGCTGTTCTACTAACAGGTGAAATGTTCCGTTGTAGGGGTGAACCAGGTAGACGTTTACATCGGAAGTGAGTGCAAGAACCTGCCGATTTCCTTTCTCCCAATCGATATAGACGTCGGGGGCTGAATCGACAGAAACGGGAGCATAGGAAACAGCCCCCGTAAAATCCTGTCGTCCTGAAACCGATGCACGCCCCACAACATTTAAACGCGGAAGAGGACTGTCAGGCATTGTCATCTCCCTTGTGACGCGGGCTAAACTCAATCCCGATGTCCTTGATGTCCATCGTTCCCGAACCAGATACATTCAACTGGAATGAATTCCCTGCGTCCGCGACTATCTGAATCTCCCTATGGTATAACCCCGAACCGTACATATCTAATGCCACCGTATCCTTAAGAACGCCATCGGTATAGAGTTTGATTGTTGCCACACTTGTTGCGGGCTGTCCGGCATAAGTAATTTTAACTGACTTCGGGCGAGAGAACGCATCAAGTGAGGGCGTAAAGTTCTTTGTGGTAAACTCCCACGGCCAAACCTCAGTTGACGGAGGGAACCCCCCGCCATAGGCATAAACTCCAGACAAACTACTCGTCGTATCGTACGCTCCAAGGAAAAGAGTGTCCATGTCGTTAAAAACGCTGTCTCCGCCGCCGAGAAGTGAGATGAAATTAACAAGGCCACCATCTCCGTTGACCCAGCCCTCGTATTTTTCCCACGCTCCAGTTAGGGTGTTAAGGGCATAGATTTTACTCGTACTATTTGGGTCTCCCCAATCCCCTGTCGTTCTGCAAAGGAACCACAACCGATGATCATAGCTCCCGGCAAAAACTGTTCCGTTATCTAGAGAAAGTTTATTTGACAAAAGGTGCGGAGAGCCATCAAATGAAAACAGCCCACGTCTCGTTCCATAATAATACGCTCTCCCATCGCAATAACCGGTTCCTGGCTCATATATGCTGGGAATGTCCTGGCCGCTATATACCTCGAAGAATGAACCGGTTTTGGGTTCAGTCAAAAGATAGACCCTCCCGCTAGTAAAAACAAACAGTCCGGCAGATGTTGGGGCGAGCGCTACAATCTCCCCGCTAAACTTAACGTCTATGAAATTGTTGATATTATCCCCATTCCACGTTGTGTCAAGGCTCGCATCGTAGGGAGCAGAATATCTTAAAATGCTTCCCAAAGTAAAATAAAGCCTGTCCTTAAAAACGCATATAGCATAAGAATTTACTGGAGTAAAGTTGGCTGCTGAATTTGCGGAAGTCACAATATGTGGAGTTGGGGAAAGAGCAACCAATCCATTATACGCATCGTTTAGATAATATCCACCAATATATGTAATAACTCTTGGGTGGGCTATCCCCACCCCTCCGCTTCCAAGCGTCCACACACTTACTCCAGCACTATCAAAGATTTTGTTGCCAGAAAGAAAATACATCGTAAATGGTTTACTAATTCCCTCAACGATCTTTATTCCGGAATCGGGATTCGAGGGTTTCATGACATTGTGCATTACCCCGAAGTCGTCTATCTTGACGTTCTTCATGTCGGCAAGATAGCCGTCAGGAATTAGGGCGGCGTCCAGGGAATTGAAAAGCCCCTTAAAGCCGCCGACACTCTCGTTATAGGAATTATAGAGATTTGGAACTCTTTCTATCGCCATATTATAACCACTGGTTTGTAATTTGGGACTCAGCGTACTTGTGGGCCGTTTCCCAGTTATGCTGTGCAGCGGCGAACAACTGAGCGTATATCTGCGCCTCAGAATAATTCTCGTCCTTTAGGTTCGCCATCTCCATCGCGTAATCAATTGGTCCATCCATAAATGTGTCTGGAATCTCAAAATCTATGGAACCGATAGCCTGGGCGGGACTTCTTGTCCCATAAACCATGACCAATCCAGTCTGTGCTTTTGGGGTGTCTGAGGAGTCTTCAACAAAAAATACGGTATTGCGAAAAATCTTATAGGCGTACCGTTTGAGGGTATCTCCATTAACCACCACTTTATAGATAGACAGCATGTCTGGGGTCACAACGATAGACGATTCATTGTCTAACGTTCCAGTCCATATCTCCTCAATTCCCCTGCGGACACACATGGCCTTCTGTCCATCATTTAACCAGGTGGCAATTTCTGTATCAGACCACATCTTTGCTACGGGTTCGTGCAGCAAAGAACGAACGCGGGCTATGGCATCGGAAAGCGTCATAATTAGCCTCCAAGACTCTTTTTAAGCGAACTCAACTCGCTCACTGGGAGTTGCGTAATCGTGAGTTCAATCCCAGTCGACAAATAATTAACCCACGTTGTTTGACCGTTCGTTCGCCAGTTAATGCTGTATATGTCAGGCAGCCCATCAACTATCTCGTTAACCGTTGTTTCGTATGTCTTCCATTTGCCATCTTCAAGCACCATTGTCCACGCATGCCCATATATGTTGCCATCAACAATGACAGTGCCAACACAGAACCAGGCATCTAGCCCCAACTTCTTAAGAGAAGATGCAAGCCATGCGGCGCCATCCTCACAATCCATTGCATGAGCCATTGGATATTTGTCTATTAGGTACTGTGTTTCTACTGGATAGAGCCAGAAATCGTTTCCACTGGGGATTCTCTCTGTATTGTCGCAATCATAGAGCGACCAATCATCGGACTCATACACATACCCATCTTCTAATGCTCTCCATGCGGCCGTCTCTGTGCTATAATGGTCAACAGACTCTGGTGTTACAAAATTTCTTACATCAACTGGGTGCGCTCCAAACCTCTTATGAGAAACAGTTACCACTCTCCCGCATCCAGTGAATAGCAGGGCTATTGCCAAGATGGTGGCTATAATTGCCCTCTTCAATTCTCACCTCGTTTTCTAATGTTTTAGTACTTCTAGTGCATTTTTCAATCCATTAATATATTGGGTCGGTATGCCCGTATCGAACTCTACCACCACCTGTGTTCTTGCAAGGAAGACACTGATAACCACGACAACTATTAAAAGTATTGGGGCAACGTACTTTATTGAATCGATCCCAAACCAGTTACGATTTGCTCTGTTCGTCCACTTCATGGTAGCCTCCAGAAGAAAGGAACATAATGACCGGTCTGTCCGCCAAGTGCAAATATGGCATACCAGTGTTCGTCTAAAGAAATAACGCCGAGTGCAGATAGTGCCGCAAGCACAAAAATCAAGATACGCCACATGGTCTTCGCCCGCCCAGCGTCGCTAAACAACCACCAGACACTTTCCCCAATGGCGACAAGGGCGCGCCCGCAGAAACGGAGCGCCCCGCCAAGAATTCGGTTACACTGATGCCACAGGTGTTTTAGTTTCAGGTGGCAAATGTTCCCAGAGATCACCGTTCTCCAGCTTAATAGACGCCAGGATAGCCTCAATCAGAGCAGACAACTGTTCCTTGTCTACATCGGGGAATACCCCGGAAATCTTGCTCATGACCCATTCCTTGCGTTTCACGGGGTCGGGCTCTATCATCTGGGCCATTTTAATGAACACCTCAATCCAGTATTCCAACCTTTCACGATTCTTCTCGGTCATCTTCTCAACCATATCCAAGATGAGCTTGGCGACCACACTCACGATGATCGGAGCAATAGCAATCACAATCTTCCAAACAAATGCGTTCCAGTCCATTTTTACCTCCCTGCAATGGTTTTGTTATTCTGAATCTTGTACAGGCTCCAACCGACAACTTCATGCGTATAGTCCCACACAACGTCCGGCTGAAAAGTTCCCGTTTTGACCATCAGGCGCCGCATGCGCTGCTCCTCGCTTAACTTCGCCTCATAATAATTTATCGCGTCAGTGACTCCCCTCGCCCATGAGCCATCAGATGCGTAGGAGATCCCAATCTCCCATTGCGTGAGTCCACCGTGATAATATGGAGCGCCCTCAACTAGATAGCCGCGGAGAAGCCACTGAGCCGTAACAAGAACATTCTGGGTCTTTGTCGGATAGCGCGTCCTGTCTGGATTCTTCGCCGTAATTCCTAACGACATGATGTTGTTGTAATTACGCGCCCAGTAGTTGGTTCCTGGGACCATAACGCCATTTGCATTGCGTTCGCTGGACTCATGTTTTGCTATTGCCATAAGAAAAACCGCGTCCAGTCCCGTCTTCTTTTCGACATAAATGAAGTCCACGCCCTCCAGTCCCGTGCCTTTCTCCAGTCTAGCCTGATCGGCATAGGTGAGGTAACTGGGACAAATAACCGTCGACTGAGACGCGAGTTGTACGTCCGTAGTCTCTGGCGTTGTGGGAACTGCCGAAGTTTTCTCGGTTGTTGCCGTTCCCAATGAATAGCCAGCGAAACCCGCGGCTATTACGAGAATGGCAACCAGAATTCCTGTCAATATTTCTCTTTTCAACTCAATCCTCCTTCTTTCTCTTTTTCTTCTCTTTGAGTGCTTTGACCATAACGTCATCAATCTCATGCGTATTCTCTTCGTCCAGTTCGCACCCAGTTAGATATTGGAGAACGTGGAAGAGTTCGTGGGCTATAGCCACCCGCGTATCCCATTGCGACATTTTTTCCTGAATCAGAATCTCAATTTTCTGGAAGCCCCTCTCTTCATCTGGAATGAGCGTAACCCCGTGAGGGGCAACGCCGTTACAGCCTGGCAAATCTTTGTAAACCTCCAGCATGGCCTTCGGGACCTTTTCAAAGGTAATTATCTTCATTTTAAAACGCCAATATCGTCACGCGCCCATATTTTTCAGTCTCATACCACATTGGCAAGCTAGTCTGCCAATAAAGCCAATCTCGATAGGTCATTATGCAAAGGCGGCCTCTGCCACTTGGTTCACTATGCCACTATTGGTTTGTGAAATACCAGAAACATTGAAACGTGAATGATTGAAGAAGGTGATTTTAGAGTTAGCACCGTCTGCATTTGCAAGGCGCAGATTCGTCCCGGCTTCAGATGACATTCCCAAGACAACAGCAATAACGCCACCACTTGATGCACCAAAATATGCGGTGCTGTTATCATACCCGACCGTATTCATGAAGATTTGTCCCGTCACAGTCAAGTCTGAATAAGTGGCCTGAATAGCCGCGTTATACTGTGCGATTGTGCAGTTTTCAATGCCACAACTTAACATCGTGATGCCGCGTGAATTATTGAAATTAAATGGCTTTGAACAGACTTCTGCGCTGCATGAGACAAATGAAGAGTAGAATGCCGTAATCTTATATCCATATGTAGCTGTTCCTACTGTGCAGTTATAGAAGGAGTGTTTTGTCCCGCCATCCACATAAAAACCATAGTCAACCGTCTCTGCACGACACAAACGAAAGACGCATTGGAAGGCATATCCAGAAGGCGAAACCTCAAAACCATTTGACGCCCTATACACATAGATGTTCTCAAATCTGTTCTGCCACGATTCAATAGAGGCTGTACCGATTATACGCAGTCCATCCCCCGCTCCCTTGGTTGGATGGGTTAGTGTGAAATTGGCAAAGACACCACCAACAACACTTTCAATTTGTAGAATATCCTTTGTGGCATCTGTGTTGTTGATAACGACATCGTGCATATTGCTCAAGCCGATAAGGTTGACAACATGATGCCCTGCCGTGCCACCAATATACAGAGTGTCGGTAGTTTTGTACGTTCCAATCGGCAAGACGACAAGAGAACCAGCAGGGGCCGCATCAATGGTATTCTGAATGGCTATGGTGTCATCTGTGTTCCCATCGCCAACTGCTCCATAATCTTTGACGTTGTATACCTTACCACTAAACTTCCCATCTATCTGTGTCTGTATCGCACTCGTCACTCCATGCACATAGCCGAGTTCAGTAGCCGTCGTGGCAAGTCCTGCAAGTTTGTTGACCTCTGCAGCTGTGGCAGTCACATCGGTTGCCCCTGATGCCAGCAGGTGAGTGTGAACCGTTGGAGCCTTGCCAGCAAGGTCAGTGACAAGGTTTGTGATGTCGCTTTCAGGGTGAGTGTGCGCTAATGGCGTGCGTGCATTGGAGAGCCGCGAGTCTGTAGTTTCTACGAGAAGCGCCATATCGCCCGCCGTAAGGTCATTTGTAACCATAGAATTAATAACGTGTGCCGTAGCTATAGATGACTGTTCCCCTCTCGTAACCGTCCAGTTCGCCCCTGCTCCTTTATTTGTACACTTGAGTATTTCTGTGTCTATAGTAATAAGGAAGGGGGCATCTGGAAATGTGGCCCCACTTGCAACAGTTATTGTGGTATCTATGCTATTGACAATGGCCGCAGCCAGTGTTGTTTGTGCAAAATTTGCACGATTGTAAGTAGACATGTTATGTTAGCGTAATGTTGGGCGTTATCTTCTGCTGCGCCCCGTCAGATGAAATGCTGTGCGCCCCGCCAGGGAAACGTTCCGCACCGATCAGGATATTATCAACGCTGTCATAAACGTAATACCCATAAATAACTTCGGCCCCAGTATAGGTAAATGTCCGTTCGGCATACGAGGCCGTGGTAACATCGAGAGAGTTTACGAATGTCCATCCACTTTTGGCAAGGGTGATATTGGCATAGCCCTCCCCAGTGCTTTCTGTAAATGATGCTTTGGTGCTAGAAGTAACTGGCGTATAATCGTTTTTGTACAATGCAAGAATCAGGTCGTTTGCCGTAGCACGACCAAGTGCTATCTGTAATATTTTTGTTTTTCCTTCATTAGCCGCAACGAACATCTTCGTCCTCCCTTAAAGAACTCACGTCTCTGGTTAACGGAACAAGCAAGCTCGTTGATCCCAAAATAAACCTTTGTAACCTGGGGAAACAGAATTTCTCGACCATTTTCCAGCCACCAGAACCAGCATAAGAACTAATGAATCCAAGTAATGCTAACCCAGAAATGTCAAAACCACCCGAACTAAGATAAGAATTAATGAGCCTATGCGTGGCTATATCTCCGAGTGTAAGCTGTGCATATGCTGAATTAGAATAGAATCCAGAAGAATCCCCCCCATAACGATACCGTCCATAGCGAACCCTACCATACATCGTCAGTCTCCATTGTAGGCGGGGTTTTTAGCCCCGCCCGTATTACTCCTCTTTTGTTTCTGGGGCGGACGCGCTTCTGCCACGGAGAGGAACCAACTGCGGCAAACGATCAGGGAACATTGTTCCCCAATACGTTTTGGCCGACTCTCGCTCCAGGTCGGTGGACCCCATGATTAGATTCCACTGACGCTCGCTCAACTCTATGACGGCTCCGTTGTCCCATTTAATCTCTTCACCCATAAGGGAGAGATTAATGTCTTTACCGGAATCATTGCGTACCTTCATTAAACCCCCTTCTAGACGGTCACTCCCTGTAGAATTCCATTGGCCATGGGGAAGTCGCAAATCAACTGGAGGGTGATACCAACCGAGCCCTCAATTGTCTTGACTCTGCGAATCGGCTCTTGGTCGACCCAGCCACTCCATTGAAGATTATCATCAGGATGAACCACGAGATACATGTGGTCGGTATTGATGAACTGAATCTCTCCGGCGGGAACCTTGTCGCTCCACATAATATCAGTTCCCCAGAACTTGGGGGAAGAGTCGCTAATGGGCTGCTGAGTGTTCATAAAGCCAACCTTAGCGAAGTTCATTGAATAAAGTTTCTCCCAGATAGCCTGGGTGGTTACGATAAGGTCGGGATATTTCTTTCCGTATCGCTTGCAATCATTCATCTTCTTGGTAAGCATATCATATGTGAGTGGCCCAGCAGCAGATGTAAGATTGGAACGGAAGAATGCACCCTCCGAGAGAGAGCGATCAATAATTCCAACGACTGGGAAGTTAACGTAATCAAGATAGTGGTTGATGGACAAGAGATGCTTAGTATCGATTGCCGCAGTCGACTCAAGGTCTGTGGCAAGAGTATCCTGCATGTCATCTTTGATGGACTGCATGGTTGTGGTCAGCAAGTTGACGATCTGAGTCTTGTTTGCCTTGTTGAACATAACATCAACCTTGTTCAGCGAGTTTCCCTTCCAGTACATCGCCCAGTTATAATCGTTCTCTGTAATCAAATCAGAGTGAGTGATGGTAAGCGTATCGTTCTTTGTATATGCTCCACCAGACACGGCCTGCGAATTGATGAGCGGGACCTTGATTGGAGTTCCACCATCAACCTTACGACTCTTGCTCATGAGTGCTTTGATGAGGGGGTCGTCTTTGTAAATGTTGTTAACCAGCGGCAAATAGTAGGCTATAGTCGCGGCATCGAGCTGTGCTACAAGTGACATAGTTTCCTCCTGTTATTTATTCGGGAGCGAATCCCACGCATCCAAGAGTTTGTTTTGTGCATCTAGGAAGTCGGTGGGGTGGGGCTTCCCTGTAGGCGCACTAGCATCTGACCCTTCTGTAACGATCTTTCCGCTAATGCTTTTTTTAAGTTTGTCGGCTTTCTCATTCGCACGTCTTTCCGCAATTTCATCAATCGCATCTGGGTGCAATTCAAAGTAAAGATTTCGAAGAACTCTCTTAATGTTGTCGGGAGTATCTATTGCAGAATCTGGAATAGTGTCAATACGTTCCTGCAATTCTAACAATAGTTCATCAGTCTCTTCGTCTGTAAGTCCGGCCTCTTTTGTAAGGGCAGCCATTCCCTCTGAAAGAGCCGCGTCCATTGCAGATATTTCCTGTTTTTGTACATACGAATCAGCAATCTTAAGGCGCTCTTCCATGGCGGCAATCTTCTTATTGAGTTCCGCGGTTGGGTCTGAAAAAAGAGAAGAGATGTCGGACTCTTCCTGATTGGAACCGAGGTCAGCCTTCGCTTCTTTAGCGGACTCCAATTCCTTTTTCAGCGCCAGAAGTTCCGCCTTCTGCTGATTAAGTTTACGAGCCTTCTCGTCATAGTTTACTCCGAGAGAGGCGAGACGCATGAGTTCGTCTCTCGACTTGGGTTCGACAATTTTACCCGCTGCCTTAAACGACCATTTCTTTCCGTCCCAAACCTCTCCAGCTTGGGGTGCGGCGTTGTTGTTTTCGGTAGTCGGTTGCGGCTGTTGTGCCGTAGATTCTGGAGTCTCGTCCGTAAAGAACGATTCCGGATCAACGGGTGGTGCAACGTTGCCAGTTTTTTCGTCCATTCTGTCTCCTTTGTTTTACTGGATTGGCGGTGCGGGTGGGGTTGACGTTGCTGACGTATCTGGTGTTTCTGGTTGTTTCGTCAGCGTCACATTCGTCCCATCATCTGCTTCAACAGTGAGTACGTCTCCAACCTCAACTCCCTTGAGAGTTTCGGAGGGAACTTCAAAACTTGTCGCACTTGTATCCGTCCCCGTGTCATCCTGAGTTGTCGTGTCTGTTGACGGATCCTGCATATTGGACGGATTTTCCATCTGATTCTGCTTGTTCTCAAACCCTCTCAATCTGTTCGCCAGGACATTTCCGAGCGCTTTCGCTTTAATCCCCATTTATCCTCCTAAATGCCAATCATTCTTTTTAGTCTAACCCGATTTGCCAGTTTTGACTGGAGACTATTCGGATTTGGCTGTATCCCGCTATTTCCATTGGGATTGGGAAGCAAACCATCTCCAGTTGGACTCGTTGGCGCCGGATTAGTGGTCGGGCCGGTATTCCCGAACGTCTGTTCTGCCGCCCCTTTTGCGGCATCCACGTTTAACTGATCTGCCATTTTAATTCCATACTGTGTCTCTTGATTTTGAGCATCTTGTAGAGCTGCCCGCTTATACATAAGGTCCTGGGTCGGCTCTCCACCCTGATAGTTTGGAAGCGGTTCCGCTTGCGTCCCATCCCCATAATCAGGCAAATATTGGCGAGGCGGAATTCCAGGATTTGGCCTTGCCAGTCTCCTTCTTGCCAGTAACGCTGCCGTTCGTTGCCTAATGTTCACGTTATCATTGAGCATTTACATCCCCCCCCTGGCCCCCAATGGATTTTCACCCCCAGCAACGGTTGGGGCATTTCCGCCGCCACCACTACTCTGTGCGGCCTGTGCCATTTGCTGTTGCATTTGCTGCTGCTGTGCCGCCATTCTCTTTTGCGAATCTTCGATTACACTCATTAGAACGGGGTCTCCAATAATTGTTGCAAACGCCTGCGGGTCAATTATGTGAGAATCAACGAGAACCTTCGCGATGTTAAGACGCGAAGCCTTATCCCCAGGAAGCGCCTCTGAATAAAGAATTGAAACATCATAGGGTGTATCCATATCGTCGGGATTTGGAGGAATTCCACCAGCAATCTCTTTCCAGTGGTCAGAGGTATACAGTTTCATCAACTGGATTGCCATTTTCGCCCAATTGGAAACGGCCTCTGCGATTCCATCTTCTTTCAGTTCCTTAATCGTCTTTCCCGCTTCTTGTAGGGCAACGATTGCAGAAGCAGCAGTAACTCCGCTTGCTGTTGCGCCATAGTTTACCTGACGAACGCCAGAAATATCGGGCATCATTCCCTGGAGTTGCACAACGGTGTTCTGCCACTGTGGAGAAAGTTGCGGCGTCAAGACGGGTTGAAGCCCGCCGACCATCGCGACGTGGTGAACTTTTCCAGGTTGATTGGAAAGCGTCTCTTCCATGTCATCATCTGTCGTAATCCACTGGCAATTCTGGGTGAGCATGAGGTTGTCCAGAAGATAGCCGAACGTTTTCATAAATGACTTCTGGACTCCCCACATGTCATTCACCATACTGTATCGTTCGCCAGTAGTCGAGAGGTCGACGACATAATCGACAATCGGAATCGTCTTGAATGGATACGGATTTTCCTCGTCGACAAACGGGTGCAATGGGTCAGAATAGGCCCATATCACATGCCTTCCATTGGGAATAGTCGCGTCTGGATTGTACCAGGACTCAATAACGCGAATTCCCTCTGCATTCGTAAATTCATCCTTATCGTCTGCCGCCATTTCTCTCTTATACTTCGTATAGACGTAGTATGGCGAACGCAGGTTCGTAACGTGTGCATATTCGGCCTCACGAAGCGTTTTCGCGAGCGGGTCTATATAAATATTAAACGGAGAGATGACGTATGACTCGATATTTCCCATTCCGTTGTCGGCATTTGGGTTCCACATAATCCCCTGATAGCCGCGTGCGTAGAGGAGCATGTCGCTTGTAGCCATAAGAACGTCTCTCGCAAGCGCCTTGTTCTCGTAAATATTCTTAAGCGCCACGGTGAGAATTTCTGCCGTAGCCCTCCCACTCGTTTTCGTGGGGTTTACAAGAATAGATGGGTGCTTCAACTGCATCATTGCCAAAAGTTGCTGAACGTTTGGCTTGATATAGTTGATTTCTGGCTTAGACGCGGTTTCATCGACTGCGCCAATGTGCGACCAATGCTCTCCATTGTAATAGTCTCGCCACAAACGACATTTCGTAAGATAGTCCTGTGCGAATGACTTTGCGGATTCGTACTCTTCCTGTATTTTGTGACTAAGAGCCATTTTTCTCCCTAGTGCTTATGGAATGACTGCAATGTTTTTGCCAATATTGCCTGTCGACGAGTAAGTTTTGGCGCCTTACTTCCCTTTTTCAATACCTCATTTTCGTATTCGCTAACCGTTTTTCCGGCCTCTTTTGCCTTTTTGGAAAATGCCCCAGGGTGTTTAATCGCCCCTTGAATCCATTTATCCGCCATAAATCATCTCCAACTGTACAAAAATCTTCACTTTATGTACACGTTCACAATTCATGTGTATCGAGTGTACACTGGCTCCCCCGCCACGATTCGGACGTAGATACGCGGATTCAAAGTCCACTGTCCCACCATTAGACTACGGGGGGTCTGGCTACGCCGCCACGACTCGAACGTGAATTCTGGGGTTCAGAGCCCCATGTCCTACCGTTGGACGACAGCGTAATGCTATATCCTTGTCAACCAATCGCTCCCTTTCTTTGGGTGAAAAATACGGTTGAATCTTTTTTCGCCTTCGGTCAGGATTTTTTCTTTTGGAGCGTACATCTTTTTGAGCATCGCGTTGTTATAGGACTTTCTTCCCATAACTGCGTAACGCAGGGCGTCCAGAAGATCGTCGTCTTCTTTCAACGGCTTCTCTCCCTTCCAAACGTAGTTGCGAAACTGCTCTTTTGTTTCGACGCAATTTTCCGAAATCATAAACTCGCGGTTATTTATGATCCTGTTCACCTCAGTTATTCCAATGTTCACGTCATTCATGGCCGCGATGAATTGTACTTCGAGTCCCAACTTGCGGAACTCCTTCTTCATCTCGTAGGCCCCCTGCGGGTTGCTGGGGTCATAGTAAATCCTACGAACATTGTACTTCATGATGAATGGTGCGTTGTTTACTGCATGCGTTTCGTAGTCTATGGCGTGGGCGGAATACTCTCGGAACATGTGAATGACGTGGTCTTTTTCGTACATGTACACCAGCGTCGTTGGGTGTCCGAAGCCAAAGTCCATTCCACACCAAACATCTGCGTTTTCTGGCGGCTCTTGGTACTGTTCTCGGTTCTCAAGTTTCAGGTCATAGATGAGTCCGATTGCCGCAGTAAACTCGCCGCAGTATCGCATCGCAAATTCCGCGGGCGGAAGTTCTTTTTTCAATCTGTCAAACTCTTCTTGCGGGAACGCCGGATTAGCGGTGGATAGACACTGTACGAAGCGGTACTTGGGATTCCCCATCTTCCACTGTTCGTACGGCTCGTCCTGAATCCATGCCTGCGTTTTCCCTGGATAAGGGGTAGAGATGCCCAGGAATTGGCCCTCCTTGAGCAGAACACGCCCCCGCAAGACCGTCCAGACTCTCCGTCGGTATTCTGCAACCTCGTCACAGATGATGCCGTCATACTGACCGCCTTCTAGCATGTCAGGTTTGTCGGCACTCCCGAAGAAAATCTCGTAACCTGGTCCCTTATAGCAGCGGGTTTTTTCAATCCATTCTCCCTTGAGTGGGGTGTGGTTGAAATACTCTTGCACATATGGGCGGGCTATCTGGTCCACCATCTTATTAATCGGCTCGACCACGAGATAGCGCCCGCCATGTTTCTTCCGAATCCAGCGGAACAATTTTATCGGCATCAGGGAACTCTTTCCAGTTCCTGAACCCCCGATGAACCAGAGATACGTTGTTGCATCATCGTCCAGAATTAATCTCTGGTACTTATTCGGCTCTTCGAGGATATGCCCATCTTCCTGCACCTGCCATAAGACAGGCTTCTTCGTTTTTGCATCAAGAAGTAGTGGCATCGTCTTCCAAAATTATTTCGTCCTGTTTGTGAATCTCTGTTTCATGATTGAGGTCTTCTGGCCAGTCGGGACCCTTTTCCTTCTGGTCACCCTTCATGGCCCCCGCCAATTCCAGAAGCATCTTCGCACTCATCGTAATATCGTTTCCCTTCAACTCTACCATATCTTTTGCGAGCAAAATCGAGCCTCGGTCTATCAACTGTCCAAGAACTGCCTTCGCTTTTTCGCTCATGAACAGGACGCCAGCATCGTAAATTCCCCGCAGGGCCAACTTATTCTGGACCTCTTCTTGCGCCCTTACCCAGTCGACCCACCCCTCTTTCTTGCTCCACTTCGTCAGAACCGAGAGCGGAATTCCAGAGTAGGTGGCTATCTTTTCCAGGGTACGTTCTCTCCCCAGTAAAAGGTATGCCATTTTCGCTCCCTCGTGATCGGCCCAGGAATAACCCTTGAGATGCTCGATCTTATCCCGTATCTTTTTCTCTTCGCTCTCTTTATTTTTTTTCCAAAATTGAGCGTTGGGCCGTTCTTTCTTATCTTTTTCCATGTTCTATTCGTCACCCCTTCTAGCGTAAACGCTACATTTTATAAGAACGAGCTGGCGGTCACGCCCCCACCGAAATTCCCGAACGCCAGTCGCAGAGGGATATAAACATGCGCCGCCGTGCGCCGTTTCCTTGTGGCTGGGGGGCACATTTCGCCGGCGGACACGTCGAGCGGGCGAACGGGCGCGAGCGCAGGCGGGCGACACGCACCCAGGCGATGAGGCGGCGACGTGTGCCGGCGGCGGGAACGGACCGACCATGTTTTTGTCGGGGCAACTCACATATACGCACACGCACACGCAGGTAAGAGATTACCGAGACAAGCAAGGAGATACCAAGGGTATATAGGAAGGAGAGAAAGAGACCGCCAAGGGGTCAGATAGCCACCGAAAAACCAATCGTTTTTGGACCGCCTTTCATGAATTTTGATTTGGGGCGCACAATGTCCTCACCATACTGCCACAATGACGCGGGAACAGCATGAGCATTGACGATGAAGGCCGTCATTTGTTTACGATGCCATGATTTTCACTATTCTTTCATGTTTCACTATTGCAATGCGATCCCATTATGGTACTATAACATCACGAGCCGCAGTTGGGCGTATCTAACAAAGAGGGGTTTGAGATGGTAGAAGTAACACTGGAGAGCCTGAAGGCCACAGAGGAGCAGCTTGAACTGGAGGCGCTTGAGAGATTGGACGCTGGAGAGAATCCAATGGACGTTCTTATATCACTTTACAGCCTCGCACATGCCAAAGGAATAGCTGAGCAGGAAACTTCAAGAAAGCTCGCTTATCTCCAAGGGGTCAGGGCCGGACTCGCCGAGGCACGCCTCACAATCGAGAAGGCACTTAATGATAACGATTAGAAACTACTACATCACAGAGGAGCGAAAGGTTAGGGCCGGCAAGACCGGCCCGATCTTTAGCGATATAATCAGTTTATCCTATGCAATGACGGGGCAAGAGGTAAAAGAAAAGTACCAGCAGGATTTGAGAGACTCGGCCATTGTTTACGCAATGGTGACCAAGGTGACAGATCGTGGGACTTTTTGTGTGGCAGGATTTGGGAGGTAAACATGAGAGCATTTACAAGCGAGGAGATTGAGTACCAGAGGAAACAGGCCGCGGAAGTTAGGAAATGGGGCGGGCAAACCGATTACCAACTTGAATATGCTTTTCTAAGGTTTATGGAAACCGGAATGGTCCCGACAAAAGACGATTACGGACATGAGATTGATGAAGATTTGGTGAAGAAATATATTGCAGAGGAGGTTGACTATTTCGAAACGATTGATAAAATTGTGACTGCCTGATGAGCCTACAAGGGCGAAACGGCGCGAAAGCGCCGTCGTAGTCTATCTGGTGGCGACCTACGCGGAGGGAACGAAGTGGAATGGATAGTTAGGGCAACAGATCAAGACATATTGCAACATGTGGGATTTATTGATTCGGGCGTAATCGACGGCAATGAGTACGACGCCGGCCCGACAGTCGAATTAGCGAATGATGGATATGCTGCCGAATTCCACGCATACCGGCGAGCGCCGGTGGGCATGGAATTGGAACCTCAAACAATCGGTTATGACGTGACGGTGTCTGTCAGACTAACAGAACCGGCAAGCACATATCGAGACGTCTTCACGACAGAATGGGAAACCGTTGACGTCGATTAGCTCTGGCACTACAGCGCAGGAGTCATTGACTCCGGCACTATCTGGTGGCGACCTATAACGCGGAAAGGAGTGAAACATGGGAATTTTAGAGATGCAAGACGTACAGGTGAACAATGAGCAGGTTGTTGAAAACTGGATTTGGAATCTGCCGGCGCACTCTCACAACGGGAATCTGCATACAGATGGAAAGGACCTTTATTCTTACAGCCTGAAAATCGGGTACACTGACATGTGGCAAAAGTTCGCACTGAACTACGCCGGAAATAACTTCGTGAGCATGACGACGTCCAAGCACGTCGGACTCGCAAAGAGGTACGCGGACAAGGTTATAGAGCCGAAAGGAGGTGACTGATGTTTCCGGGGGAACTAAGCAAGGCGATTGATGAGGTTGACGAATTCGTTAAGGGCGAGATAGCCAACCGGACCGCCCTTTCAGATCACGCTATGATTGAACTGGGGCGGGAGTGGGACGGCCTGAAAGCGAAACTTGAAATGGCGATTCAAGACGAACTGAACAAAGAATACCAGGGGGGGTATGATGCGGCAACAAGAACAGCCGCGAAAGTAATGGGTATCCTATGATAATCACCTATGTTTTTTGGGGTATCGTTTTCGGGGCGGGGCTCGTAGCCACCGCCTCATTCTTTTATCATTCGCTATCGCACAGGATTTCAGAGCTTGAGCGAAAGGAGCGAAAGCATGGTTACCTATCGGATCTCGATGATTAAATGGGCGGTATTTGTCGAGGGGACCGGACTCCCAACAGAAGACGCGATGCAGCAGATTGAGGGCGAGGGATATTGGGAGTTGGGTAGTCCCGAAACATGTGAAAAGATCGAGATGGCGCGGCACTTTATTTTTGACGAAATGGCGATACACTTTAAAGAGTGGGGGTACTCGACGTTGGAAGCGGCAATTAGGGCGTACATTAGCCGCTTTCACGCCTCCACGAAGACAAAAGACGCAATGATTAATTGCGTGTTGACCGCCTTTAGGCGGAAAGGAGACTGAAATGATTACAATGAAAAGCCGCTCCGTTTTGGGGTCGGTGAGGAAAAACAATGAAGACATGGTTTTCACAAAGCACTATGACGATCTAGACCTTGCAGTTGTTTGCGATGGTTTGGGCGGAGAGAACGCGGGAGAGGTCGCCTCTGCCTTGGCGATTACGGCGTTCACTGGGATATTCGATGCAATGAAGCATGACGACATACCAGACCTGATAAATCGGGGCGTCGACAAAGCAATCGATACATTGATTGCGGCGACACGCTCGAACCTTGATTTCAGGGGTATGGGGACAACCTTGACTGGAGTAGCATTCAAGGGAAACGTTGGGTACGTCTTCAATATTGGCGATAGCCGCGTTTACCGGCTTCGTGGGCGAATGCTTGAGCAGTTGACAGAAGACGACAATGAGTTGACGTACGCACTGAAACACCCTGGACTGTATGACAATCCGGAAATGGCCAGCTCTCGGTTAACAAAGTTCGTTGGCGGCTATGAAGTTGAGCCGGACATCCAGATTGTTAGGTTGCACAACGGCGATAAGTTTGTAGTCTGTTCCGACGGGCTATATAACATGGTTTCAGATGAGGTGATTGAGGCAATTTTAATGGTGAGTGGGGTTGACCGAGCGGTTGACGATCTGACAATGCTTGCATTGAAGAACGGCGGAGTGGACAATTGCACGTTGGTCGTAGCAAAGTATGAAGAGCCCAGAAAGCCAGAGATTTCCGGCGGAAAAACCGAAGCGGAAAAGGCACAAATCAGAAGCGCCATGACAGAAGCAGAAAAAGACGCAGCGATTGAAGAGCTGAACAAGGAGTTAGGATTGCCAATAAAGGAACGCCGGACGGCGAAGTTGTCGAAAAGACTATTGCATAATGTTGAGAAACTCGTATAATGATAGTGCAGTTATTCGCCGCGATGCGGCAAAGGGGGGTAACTATGTTGCACAGGAACGAAGTAACGGCGACAGGAACGATTGACAAGACCCCAATTATTCCGCTTGGGAGTATCGTTGTAATCAAGCACACCAATGGTCAAGAATATCCGCGCATGCTTGTTCGTGGAGGAAATTCGAGTGCTAGACTTGTTCACCTAAAGAGCGGAAACATATGGGGAGTTGATGCCGCGGACGTTTACGTTAGGGATACTCCAGACAGCATGGAAATGGGAATCAAACTTGAAGACCTTGAAAAAATTATAAATGGGGACAGCGGACCGCTGGAATGGCAGCTGGTAAAGGACGTAACAATCGCCAGAAAGGACTAAGATATACCCCTAGGGGGTATCCTTCGGGGTACTCTCTGGGGAATTTGGGTTTCCTCTCATACTCTCTTTCCTTTATATACTTAAAAGATTATTTAAAAGATTCTTTTAAAAGAACGTACGTAAAAAATCTTTAAAAGAACGTAAAAGATTCTTTTAAAAGAACGTACGCACGAAGCGTACGCAAAAACATTTATCTGGAATTATTCCAGAAAGGAGATTAAAAATGGCAAACGAGATAGAGGACCGCTTTAACGAACTCATGAAAATGGTTGAAAAAGCGATTGAGAACAGAAAGGACGCTAAGAGAACTGAGATTTCCGACATGGTGATTGTTGATACCTGCCGAGTCAATGATGGCTGGGAAACCGCAATTTCCCTTGATGGAGATAAGAATTACCATGTTGTGGAGCGTTATGCCAATGAAGGGGCCGCCGCCAAAGGACACGATTTTTGGGTTAAGGAGGCAAAAGGAGTGACTCCCTCGGAACTTGATCGACTGGGAAAGATTGTGAAAGATGCGTATGGAGAGTGAGCCGTGTACAGAAACGATACGCCACAAGCAAGAGCGGTACAATTGCTTGAACTGATGGGATCAGACCCTGGGCATATACTCCAAGACGGGCGAAACCTATACGTTTCGCTTCCTTTCAGGCGTGATGTGAATCCGAACGTGAAGGTGTTCCCTGATGGTTCTTATCACGATTTCTCGGCAAGTCCTGGCTGGGAAAAGTTTGGGTTGAAGTTTTACGGCACACTCAAGGACCTTGAACTCGCGGGCGATTCGTATTTCACTAATGTTTTTAATGAACTTGAACTTCCAGATGGAGAAGCGAGAGCATACATTGAACGCAGGAAACTGAATCCAGTTGGGCTAAAGCAGGAAACGTATCACGGCGACCTGGTTATTGACTTTCCGATGTACCTTGATGGAAAGATTGTTGGAATCCAGCGACGGTTTATTGGCGACCACGTTCCCAAAAACGTGATGTGGAAGGGCTCCAATGCTACCGACTCAATATTCATGCAGATGGGAGATCAGTTCTCAAACACGGTTTACGTTTGCGAGGGGGCTACGGATACGGCTACGGACTTTTTGAAGGGCAGGGGGGCTCTCGCAATAGGGGCGCCGTCCTGCTCTTCTCTTGGGGGCGTTATCAGATACCTTGGTTCACTCGACAGTAATTATGAGATTGTACTTTGCTTTGACGGTGACGAACCTGGTCAGGAAGCACAAGACAAGGTTTATGTTGCAATCAAGGACCGCTTTGAAAAGATATACGAGTTGGAACATACCGATGGGTGCAAGGATTTGAACGATGAGTGGAATAAAAAGGGAGGGCTTATTCACAAGTTGATTGATCGTAACTTGCAGCAAAACATATTTGTTCGAGTTGTTGACGACATTTCACTGAGTGAATTAAACGAGTTTCATGGAAAGGAATTGAACTTTGTTGGTTTCTTTCCGCCAGACTTTCCTGGGGAGTACCACACGTTCTATCCTGACCCAAAAGCAAAGATGTACGTTTTTCCTGAATCGTTTAGCCGGACCGAAGTGAACAAGTTGATGTGGAAGTTGCAAAAGAGCGCATACATTCTTAGGGGATTTTAAAGGGGGTGAACTATGGACAGAACTTATGAAGAGGGCCTTGCTGAAGGAATTGAGTTGGAGCGTGAGCGGATTGCTCTCGCGTTGAAAAAGCTGGACGATAAGTGGGCGATGATTGCTCTGGAAGATCTTCTCGACAAAAAGGATAGCGTACGACAGGACCTGCCGACAATGACAGATGGCGAAAAAGGATAGGGGCTACCACAAAGATTGCACCGCTTGCGAATCGGCGGGAATATCGTATACTGTTAAGGGATCGGAAAGGTTTGGAACTCCATGGTGTAATTACTACGATGTGGCGATCCCTTTGTATTTTAGGTGTGACCAATGTAGAGCCGACGAAAGGGCGGCAAAGGAGAGAAATGAATCCAATTGAGTCTGACAAAGTGAGAATTGAGGCTCCAGAAGAGTGTTTGAAGTGCGAACTGCACGGGAATTGTGCCACCGAATTCGTTGGCGGCGAAGACTATGCGCTGACGAAAGAAGAGATGGACAAAGTCGTGGCGCTATATGAACTTATGATTAATGCCGTCAACCGTGATCGAGACGAAAGCGAACGCGAGAATCAACGGAAGATTATGAGCGAAGAGATGAAGCAGATGGTGGACTCTGGAATTCCGATGAAAGATTGCCATATAGCCGACACCCCTGTTGGGCGCGATTACTTCAAGTTCGCTCTCAAGGAATTCAATAACATTATGAACGTGGTTGATCTTGTGTCGATGATCGCGAGAGAAGCCGATGATCGGAATAAGGCATTGTTTGAGGCGGCAAAAGCGCAGAGGAACTAATGGAATTCAAGATTGCACTTACAGAAGCAGAGAAGACAATTATGGCAGAGGCCATGCTCTCGGAGAAAGACCTGAGCGATACGCTGAGAGAAGCGACACAAGAAGACAATGAAGACGCCCTCGTCAGTCCGCAGGCACAGGCCCAGATTGACTCGTTGAATGGATACCTAGACGCCGTTAGGGGGGCTGTAATCGCCCCCCTTAAGGCGGCACAGGGCGAGATTGAGCGAATGATTGAGAACGCAGAAGACCTATGCGACAGAGCGAGTGACATGATAAACAAGGCACAAAGATCGACTAGCCAGCGGATTCAATTGCTTAATGGAATAAGGGGGAAACGTTAAAATGGGAGAACGCAAAGAACTACCGAACGGCGATTTACAGCTTGAAGATGGAACAATTATTCCGGCGGAGAAGCGTGGCAAGACCGAGGTGTATAGCCGCGTGGTGGGCTATCTAAGGCCGATACGTCAGTGGAACAAGGGAAAGCAGCAAGAGTGGAAAGACCGCTTGGACTTTAAGGTTACAAAGGATAAGCCATGATTGACATGAACAAAAAGTACCAGACGCGAGACGGGAGAGCCGTCAGGATTCTATGCGTGGACGCTCCAAGCAAACTTCCCGTAGTTGGTATCGTTGAGGGCGAGCATGGGGTTGACACTTGGTCGATTAATGGCCGGTATTTTACTGGTGCTAGCGCTTGGGACCTCATTCCCGTCCCCACGAAGCATGAGGGCTGGTGCATAGTTAAAACGGCTCCCCCATTCTTTTACACGCATCTGTTTCTGACTAAAGAAGAGGCGCTGAAACATATGAGTTATGCTACCGAGCCGGTAGCGTTGGCTCACGTTACCTGGGAAGATTAGTGACATGACTAAGGTTGAGGGGCTGAAAGAGAAGATTGTCTATGATGTTGCTTTCTATTACGACAAGAGGGCTATCCGATATTACACCGACCCTTTGGCGACAGCGAAACGCTATGTGGATGACTTCATCGACGCTATTCGCGCCGAACAGCAAGAGGCATATGACAAACTTCTTGAAGACGACAACTATGTACGTCATTACAATGACGAGCTTTTAGGAGAAATCAACGAACTCAACGACAAGATAGCCACGGCCCATGAAGAGGGAGCAACGGAAGAGAGAAACAGAATATTAAATGACCCAAACGTGTTCGAAAACACACGCATATTCCTTGTGCAAGATGCAGGAGGTGATTTGTACAGAAGGCATATAGGGTCTTTCTTCTATGTTCCCGCATCTGTCCTTGTTCCAGGGGAGCGCGAGCCGTGAGCCCTTTCCGTAAACACAGACAGCATTGGGAACCCGTGTATGTGGCGTGGAGTGATACGTTTCTAGGAGATACTTTCGCCCGTTATACGCATCAATACAATGTTAACATGGATGGTAGCGGGGCAAAGGAGTTTGAAGATGATTCTCAGGGCGGGTATTGGCGGGCACTCACTCCTGAAGAGGAGAGGATTCTTCGTAATCATATAAAACGCCTGCCAGACGGGAAATTGTTGGCGGAGGTGAGCCGTGAGTAAGGTGAAAGATGCAGAGATTGTTCTACACAATCGCTATGCAAATATGAGCGTGCGGCAACTCCTCTATGAGGCGGCCGATCCAGATGCGTATCTGGACGAGATTGAAGCGGCCATCCGTAAGGCCGTCATCCGAGAGGCGTCCATTGGCAAGAAGAAGTCAGCATATGAAACGATGGACGTAGAGCAATTGCTGAGCATACTAGTTGATGCTCCCCCGTGGAAGCGGGTGCAACTTCACCCAATAATTCGACGCGGGGCTATCGAAGAGGCGTCTGTTGGCGAAGTTGAAGTTCGCGTTCACGAATCAGGAGACGAGCTGGGGAACGACGTTGTAACTGCATCAGAGCAGTTTATCTGTCAGACATGGATACCGGCGGGCACATACCTATTGGTTCCAAAGGAGGAAAAATGATTAGACTATACCTGATTGACGATCTTGAAGAGGTTGAGATGCTGATTGGAGAACACAAGGGAGACGAGTATTTCGACATTTACCCGGGACTCTTCGCCAGTGGAACCAGAATTGAGATTCGTCCAGAGCCCGACGAACCCAAGGCAAAGAAGCACGACAAGAAAGAGGAGGTCAAATATGTATAAGATTGTGATGTGGGGAACAACGAATCAAGGAGACGGCCACGTCATGCGACTTGGCGAGTATGAGAGCATAGAAGACCTTCGTATCTATACGGCTATGCTTGGAATGGACATCATGATTACGTTTACCGAAGAGCTTCCCGAAGACGAAATCGGTCCGATTGACCGTACGCTTAACTCGGTGAGGACGAAATAATGATCGCTCCTGTTCATCGGCTTAAGGTTTCAGAGATACGCTATCTTGCAAGCCACCGCTGTCGGCACGGTCATACATATTTGGAGCATTATCAGTGCTATTTGGACGAGCATCCAGAAGAGACTCCGAAAATCGGATTCCTGGACATAGAAACCAGCAACCTTGAGGCAAACTTTGGGATCATGCTCACCTATTGTATAAAGGATTCTAGGAGCGATGAGGTCCTAGCAGATAGGCTCACAAAGGAAGACTTCAAGAACTATGACGCCGACAAGACCGACACGAGAATCGTGAGAAATCTGATTCGTGACATTCAGAAGTTCGACACTATTGTGACGTTCTATGGAAAGCGATTTGATATTCCATTCGCAAGAACGCGGGCTCTGATTGATGGGCTGTGGTTCCCATACTTTGGGACAATAAGGCACATTGATGTGTGGGACTGGGCGCGGAAGAAGTTGCGACTGAACAGCAACAGGCTGGAAGTGGTCTGCCGGACTATCTTTGGTGAAACAGAAAAGACGCATATTGAGTACAAGTATTGGGTTGGCGGCGTTCGTGGAGATGACGAGTCTCTTGAGTGGATACTTGACCACAACGAACGAGACGTGCTTGACCTTGAACGAGTGTTCTACGCACTACAGGACTTCGCACGCAGAAATGACGCCTCAATCTAACCAGAAAGAACATGACGTTTGCGAAGAGTTGAAGGCATGGTGGAGGGCCCATGATTTTTACGTTATACGGAATCAGCAGGGACTGGGTTCCAAAAAAGGGGTTTCTGATTATACTGTAATCAGGAAGGGCAGGGTTGCTTTTGTAGAAGCAAAGGCTACAAACGGTAAACAAAGCGAAAACCAGAAAGATTTTCAATCTGGCGTTGAGCGGGCGGGCGGGGTTTATATCCTGGCCCACTCGCTCCAAGAGTTCAACGAGGAGTGGGATAAGGCATGGAAGCGGTAAATATCACATATGAGAAAGTAGTCCTTGCTTATATGCTCCAAAATCCGCGGGCGAATCTAAACCTAAAGGATACGGACTTTTTCTATCCTGAGAACCGAGAGCTGTATAAGACGATGCGGAAGGGAGCGAACAACCCGATCATGATTCGAGAGGTTCTAAAGGACCCGAAGTATTCCGAATCGTTAAAGGTCCTGTCGGAGATTGAGGGAATGCCGCGAATAGACGACATCGGTCCGTTCATAAAAGAGATAACGGACATGGCGGGCTATCGTGAGTTTACGCAGGTTGCAAAGGACATTGAAGAAGGGAAAGAGTTTGACATCGGCAAGGCCCGTGCCGCGATCATGAATATTCGCTCCTATTCCAAGGCTCGGAGCATGAAAGATATTTTTGACGTAGAACACATCGACGGCATGGGAAAGAAGAGAACTCTTAAAACTGGCTTTGCGCATCTTGACGAAGTGTATCACTTTGAAGAGGGGCAACTGCTCGTTGTGACTGGAGAGACAAGCAAGGGAAAGACACAGTTCTCTATGAATATCGCCAAGGCTGTAGCAGAGCAGGGGGCGAAGGTTTTGTTCGTCACTTTGGAGATGAGTCCCGATAACCTGCTTGAACGCTTCGTTGCGATGACATTGGACTATCCAGTTCATATGTGTTTTGGTAGCAACGAGGAGTTTAGAGAGTTCGCCAAGAGGTTCATGAAGACCAGTTCATTCGTGGATAACATTTATATCGACGATCAAGCGTCGGATTTGCAGGCAATTCTTGGGGATATTAACGAAATTAGGCCGGACGTTACCATTATTGACTATGCACAGTTGGTAAGGGTAGATGGCAAGATTGGAGAGGAAAAGGTCCTTGCTGAAATTGCACAGACCCTGCGAACCGTCTGCCATGACCAGCGAATTATTCTTGTTTCGCAATTAGCGAGACAGACGGCTGGAGCGGATAAGAGCCCAATCGACAGGCTCAAGGGTTCTGGCGCGCTCGGCTATTCTGCCTCTGCTATTATCTCTGTTGCCCTTAAGCCAGACTCCGTAACCTACTATACGTTAGAGAAAAACACGACGGGCATGGGATACGGCGTTGGAACATCGATGCCATTGTACAACAGCAATGGGAGATTTGCGGAAATCTCTATACAATGAAGCTGAGACTGAACGTATACAAAGACGATGCAGATATTTTAAGTAAGTTCGGTTCTGTTGCCAGGGCATATGCCAAGCGGCTTAATGTGTCAAATAGCATGCTTGCCGACAAGGACTTCTGTCATGATTGGCTAACCGAGTTTTATTGGAAGTCGCTCGATCCGGACCACAAACTGATTGTTGGGCTGAGGGGGTTACTCAAGAAATACGATTTTCTAAAAAGAGAGAAGGCGGTTATCGGTGGACAAATTGGTGAAGCACTCGGCGACCAGTCTGGAAAAATTCCAGGACTGTAGCCTGTTATGGTATCATAGGTACGTCGACCATTGGCAAGAGCCGACAGATGAAGGCTCCGTTTTTGGTACGGTTCTTCATGCTGCTGCCGCAGAAACGTTAATGGAAGGGAAGCCGCACCCAAATCAGGATTGGAAGGCTAGATATGCTCGCGAGGACGTGCCAGACCCTAGCCACGAATTGATTCAGTTGACCGAGATGTACTATGAGAACTGGGAGAGCCACCAGACATTTGATGGCCGCAAGCCGGTCCTGGTAGAGCAGGAGTATGAAGTGGAAATCCCCGCTGGAATCCTTAGGGGGAAGATAGACGCCCTGTGGTGGGACGAGAGGTTGGGGTTCTACATCGTAGATCACAAGTTTATGAAAGATGCGGATAAGCAAAAGTCAAATCAGCAGATGGCGGTGTACTCTCTGCTAGAGCCGCGGGCAAAGCATTTCTTTTATGAGAAGGTCGGGCTGAATAACTACAAGATACAGGAAGTACACAATCTCGCTCCGGCCTTGCAGAAAATTGAGAAAACGATACAATTAATACAGAAGGGAGAGTTCGTTGCAAACCCTCAACCGTGGTTTATTCCATACTGCCCATTTTTGGACAGGTGCGGCAAGTGCCTGAAAGGAGACGATAATGAAGCAGGCAAGGATTGAGTACAAGATAACGGGTGACGACAAGATTCTGTTCGTTGGGTTCAAAAACGTTCTCAATATAGGCGATATATCGAAAATCCTGTCGAAGGGGAATTATAGTAAATGGATTTATGGTCGGGCTTTCTATGCCCTTATTGACCAAAAAGTGATACGCCTATACAGTTTCAAGGATTTCAATGCAGATGACAAGAACGATATGGCGCTTCACTACAAAGACTATCCTGTTGGAAAGGAATACTCGATGAAAGAATGGTGGTGGTTCATATGGTTCCTCAAAGAGTCTGGCAGGGAGTTTTCTAAGATTCATCGGGACCAGGAAAGAACGAAAACAATCTTAATCTAAGGGGGAGTTATGGCAAAGTATACTGTAGTAAAGCGCGGAGACATCAAACAGGCCGGACCGAACTGGCTAAAGTTGACGCTCATTCTCAAGGGAGATGACGGCGAAAAGAAGGTTGTCGTTTGGAACAAGAGCGCAGATGCGGCGGGAAAGTATCAGGCTGGGGCTATTGTTGAGGGCGAGATTAAGTACCGAGAAAGCAAGGACCCCCAGTATGAGGGGGAGAACGTTTTCACCGGCAAGGTAATCTCGGCAGGAGAGGCGCCTGCGCCAGCACAGACGAATGGCAATCCCACGCCTGCTGGGTTTGTTGACGACAAGGACGCTCGCATCGTCCGTGAAAGTGCGACTAAGTCTGCCGCGGCATTTTTAAACGGGAGCAAGGCAGAAATTGGAGACTACTGGGCGATGGTGAGACAGATTCAGATTTACAGTGCGACTGGCAAGATCGTAAAGATGTCAACAAAGATTCAGCACGAGGCTATCCTTGCCATGTTCATGAAGAAAGATGGCGAGAAACTTGCCCCTGACGTTGAGGCGGCGGAACAAGCGGTATTCGATTTCGCTGGGGTCATTAATATCAGAGCGCTGACCTTCTCTGAGGCGGCGGCATTTTTGGGATCAATGACTCCGCCGACCCCCGAATAACTTTGATAAAGGTTTTTTTCAATGCACACGAGTTAAACAAAAACGAGGCTGGCGAGTGGCATTGAAACGGCGGGCTCAGTCATTGCGACAATATGTTGTGGGGATGGCGTTGCTAAAGTTCCCCCGCGGGGGACATAATGTCGGATAAAGACTATTTTGAGCATCATTGCTGGAAACTGTAAGTAAGGGGTTCGGACTGACTTATCAGCTTCCGATTAAATGACGGGATGCCCCGTGAGGTGGCATACACTATCAGCCCTGAACCGTTGGTTCGTATGGGGCGAAACTGGAGGCTCCTCGCTTCGCTCTAACCGATTAAATAGGCGACAGGCGCACTCGCCAGCCAACCTCTAACGCGGTTCTTAGGGAGGAGCTACGCCCAAAGCCCTCCAGACGTAAGTGGACGATGGGGGCTGAAAGTCCAGCCGCGTACATTATCAATGCGTGGTAACTCAATTAGAGCCTCCGCAATCCGGAGTGATCCTGGTAGAAATCCAGGCCACGCGCCAAAGGAGAGAGAGATGGCATTCCTAGCGTTCAACGAAGAAACAGTTATGAATCCCGACTATTATGGATATATAGGCGGGCGTATTGAGGTGTACTATCCGAATGAAGGCTATGACCGATATGAGATTCGTTTCTTCACAAAGAAAGTCAAGCAATTCAATCGCTTCCGAAATCACTATGATGGGCACGACGTAACCTGGCTTGGGCTACTCCTGGTAAGGTGGATAGTAAGGAGATGGTTTAGCGATGAGTGAGAAAAAACAAAAAGCGCATCGGCAATTTGACCCAATCGATGCTCCGTATCTTAAAATATGGCGGGAGGGACTAGATGTCAAGAAGCAGATGTCACGCTCACGTTTGGCTGACGAACAACTCCGCAAAGTGGTGGAAACGCTACGCAAATCACAGTCGAAGAATTCAAGAAAGAGAGGAGATAATCAATCCAGACGAAGACTACACGATGAACCGGAGAATGAGTGAGAGGGTAAATTCATATAACAGTCCCAAGGACGGAAGGCCCAGCTGGGGAAGCGATGCGCTTGCCGAACCCTACAAGACCAGGGGGAAATGAGTTATTTAGGGAACCTTGACGAAGCATTCACCTGGATCGCTGGGAAAGTTATTGTCTCTGGAGTAACGTCGGCTGTATCAAACAACCCAGCCGAGATTATTCACCACCTTGAGCGCAGGCTTGCAAACCCAGAGGCTATCCTGCTGGCAGAGAACCTTGTTCCGCTTACCGCATATGAGCATATCCTTGTTCACTCTCCAACTCCACAAATACGGCTGGTTCGCAAGAACGGATTCCTCTATGTTTACGATCAGCATGGGGCAAAGTTCCGAGCGAACCTGAAAGAGTTTTACTTAACGTGGAACAGGTATCTAGAGGAATGGAAACATAGACGTGAAGAAACCCCCCAATCGTAAGAAAGGGGGGTTGTTTGTTACTTGGGGTTTTATCTGCCCTTATAGGCATGTGCGTCAGAAACGTATCTTTCGTACGCACTCTCTCCCATTGTCGCCAATGCGAAGATGTCCGCGGGGGAAGTAACCTGACCGAGCGCCTTGTTAACGTTCTGCATGGCAAGCAGGTCAACGTACATCGCGTTATTGATACGAAGCACCCCCTTCTTGACGGCTGTTAGGTCGCCATTGACCTTGGCATAATCGTTCTTGAAGTCCTGGTACATCTGTGTCTGTACCCCCTGGGGTATGTCAAGGAGGTATGGCTGCTTGGCAAAGTATTCAACCGAGTTCTTTATTCCGTTAAATACCCCTGGCTGCTGGGCGTCATCTGAAACCGATATAGCCTGCCCGTACCTGCCAAGATACGACTTCAATACGAACTCAAGTACTATCGGAGAGATGTCTATTCTTGGGTCCTTGGCATGTAGCCTGGCGCAAAGTTTCTTGGCAACCTCACTCGTGCTGTCATAGAAGTGAGTATATGCCTGACCATAATCGAACGTATCAATTGGACGTCCGCCATACTGAACATTCAGGATAGCCCTGACTAACGGCTCTACCATCGTCGGTGAAAGCGTAGAGATAATGGACTTGATTCCAGGGTCGCCGTCTCTCCCAATGTATCCCATCAGAGAAGAGAACAGTTCCAACCCCATATCTTGCTCTATCTTCCACATCGGATCGCCGTTCTTTATGTCCGCGATAACCGAGGCTATCTCGTTCTCCAGCATCATTCCGGTGTTCCAGCCTTCGGGTACGGCGAGGATTCTCTTGCCAACCTCAATCGGAATCTTGTTGTCGACAACGTAGTCCTGGAGAACCTTCTTTTGTTTCTGGCGAGTCTTGAAGATGACAGCCGTTACCAAGAAGAGAATGAGATAGAGCGCACGATTGTATGCGTTTAGCCGAGTCTTCTTGTCGGGGCTGTTGAAATCTCCCATCATTTCCCTGAACTGGTTGTTCCAAGACTGAGCGACGTTAAGTCCCGCCTTTGCGAACTGGAGCATAGCCTCTACATTCATAACCTTTCCAGAAGAACCGTGAACCGTAAAGTCCGTAGTTCCGCCAAGCAGGGCGTAGAATGCGTCACGCTCCGAACCGCCGAGCTGCTGCGCTACGTTCTTGGAATAGTTTCTCATTAGCGATTCGCTCACTCCAAGAACATTGTCCTTAAGGTATTCAAGGATGCGTTGGAGCGTCGTCTTCGGAAGAGCAGAATCGAGATCGTTAAGCCCAAGGTACATCTGTCCAGCTGCCTTGTTGCTCTTTCCGGTAATCACCCCGATTATTGTTTGGATTAGCGTTAGGGGGTGAACGCCATAGTGAGCGAACGCAAGCGTAGCATCGCGTGGCAGGTTAATCATTGCGAAGTTTGGAGTAAATATCTTCGCCTCTCGGCTGTAGTACATCATCTTGCGATACCAGCCCGAAGAGAGAAGTTTGCTTTCTGGGCCGTTCCTGCTCGAAACAGCACGCAACTGACGAAGGATATAGTCGGGAGCGTTAACGTACTTTTTCTCTCCCTTGTCGTTATAGAATGAGACGGGGCTCTTTGTATCCGAAACAAGCCCAAACTTTTCTGCAAAGTCCTGTATGAATTCATTCTCATAATAGGCCTTGTACAGATGCACCATTGCGTTCCCGATACCGTCCATGAATCCGACGACCTTTTCCTTAGAGACGTTCTCCATGTCTCTCCTCATAAGGGGGTCGCCGTTGTTAATGTCTGGTACGCCTAGAGGCGAGCCGGCCATATATCTGTCAACGAACTCATCTATCGACAATCCCTGCGTGTCAATCATGCCCTTGTTTACCATTGCCGTTACAAGTGGCATTATGTACGCACGAACAGAATCCATTGCCTGCATAAAGAGGCGCTGCTCATCATCCGTATACTTACTGAGCATAACGGCAGCGTTCTGCATGACTGTGAGCATGTCTTTTTGCTTTGCCTCATTTATTTCGGGCATGTCCGCCCTATTAATGGGGAATCCAAGACCGGCAACATAGATAGCCGCGAACCTGTCCAAATCCTTAAATGTCTTTCCAGCGGCTTTCAGCCTATCTCCGATTACATAGAACGGAAGAAGATGTCCTGGTGCATAGATTTGTCCGGTCTTAATGTTTGGAAGAAGAGCCCTCCCGTCATTTACCGCATTTACGGCAAGGATGGGACCTCCTCGTATACAAAGTATGTTCTCGTTCCCATTCATGAAGAACAACAGATTGCGGATGTCAACGACGTCGTCAAGCGCGGCTTCGCGTATCCTAGACATCTTATCCTGCTCCGGCGCTATTCCTATCTGGTGATGTGGAGTAAGGAACGAAGGGTAGAGTAGCCGAAGCATAAAATAGCCAGGTCGACCACCGTTGAAGTGTGGATCGTTAATTTTACCCAGCAGGTCCTCAATGATGCCAAGTCCTTGATCAACCTCTTTCGCCTTATTCTCATCGCCCTCTGGCAGCCCCATTGCATCGCGATGTCTTTCCCACCAATCAGAGTGGAGTCCCTCTGGTTGTTCTTCTTTTATTTTCTGAAAACCCTTCTTGGCGTTCCACGCCCTCAATCCATCTAGCGGATTTTTAAACTTACGGATTTCGTCAACAAATGGGTAGAGTTGTTCATAGAAAAGTGGCTCTACTGGAACTCCGAGTTTCGCCGCATCTTCACGAAGTTCTTTTTCTTTCCCCCAAACCTCCCAGTACGCTGCTATCGCATCCTTGTTCATTTGCAGTTTGTTCAGGAACTCATGATAGTTATCGTAGTCTTTCTTTGCTTTTTCCCTCTGGGCCTCTGCTGCCAATTCTTCGGGGGTGAGTGGCGCTATATCCGTCGCGTCTGCAACAACTCGCTTGGAAAGACCCTCCCACTTGTAAATCGAATCCTTGAGGTGTTCCCAGGCAAACTTATACCACTTGTTTATCCTAATCAGCCTGTCTACTGTTTTTTTTGAAATTGAGGAAAGGAAGAACTTGCGCGCCCCCTCGTCCATTGGGGCGCCATTCTTTCCGCCCTCTCTGAATCTACCAGAGCCGACCCTCCCGTCAAGATAGCGTTCGTCAAATTCTGGGTGTGCCGGAAGAATCCAGTTCGCGTCTTTGAGTTTTTTCTTAAGAACCGCAACGTCAGAAAGAACGTCTTCGGGAATTCTATATGGAAACTCTGGGTGTGCGGCTATCAATTGCTGGGCATGCTCTACAATTGCGATATATCTAAATGCCTCTTCTGCCCTGGCCGCCATGCCGACAATGTGGGCGCCGGTAACAAAGTGTTGCATCCATTCCTGGTTTAACCGTTGAGAGTTTCCAAGAACATGAGAGCCACCAATAACATGAACGAATGGAATTCCGTACCTTTCAATGATATTGACGTGGTTCGCTACTGGAACTTCATCGCCATTCTCAAGCACTCCAGTTCCGCCAAGCAACTCGCTACCATCGTCTAGGAGAATTCCACGAAGCCAGGTTCCCCAAGAGTTTTGCTGGTATATTTCATAGGGCGTGTCGTTTGGAGATGCCTTCTGGATGACCGGACCATTTGAGAGATCGATCCCCCAATTATTGTCTCTGGGGTTGGCGTAGATGTCAATATAGTTTAGGAATGGACGCATGAATGCGGGGATTCCGCCAACTGGACGCTCAATATTGTATCTTCCAAGATTTTCGTCCCTTCCATTTACAACGTGGCCATCTTCCAGAGTAAATCTTGGGTCTAGTGGATCAGTGAGCGGGTTCCCGTTGTCTCTCATAAATTTGAAGAAATATACGGCGTTGGGGTCGCCATTTTCATCATACTTTGGAACACCGTCACGAACGTCTTGTACCTTTGATTCCACATGATCGTTTGTCCCCAGCGATGCGTCGGAAGGCGGTTCGTTCTCTGGTTCGGGTGGTTTGGGGGCTTGTTTGGCGGGGTTCGCAAGGGGCGGAAATTCTGGGGGGACCTTTCCGTTCGTTGATATATTCGCGGGTTGATATGACTTTCCCCACTCAGAACCCCACGGCGGAACAACTTGGCTGGGATCATTCACCCAATCCTTAATCGTGCGATTGACCCCAATTTTCTTCCCCGCCTCAATGTATTCGTCAATCGGCTTCAAGAGTTTCAAAATGGAATCAAGAACGGAGTTTGGAAGCACTACTCCCCTATTCTGTGCTTTTTGCACAATTTCTATATATCTCCAAATCGTGCGCTTCCTTCCGATGTTCCCGATTTCGGAGCTGGACACAATCCCCTCTGCGTGAAACTTTCCATTGTAAAGCATTCCAACAGCGGCTATTCTTCCATATGGGACACCGTTCACTTGTGCCAATCTGACATAATAGGCGGCGCGATTCTTATCCCACTGGCCCCTTTTAATGGCTGGAGTTATTTGCCCCGAATCAATAACGACTTCTCCATTGTCAAGAAGAAGAGCATGGTATAGCCCCTCTTTCGGAGCCATCGGGGGGCTCTTACGAACCTGCACCCAGTTATTTATATAGTCTTCAAACGTAACTTCAAATGGGCGCTTTGCGTCTTTCCCCTTGCCAATAACCTTCTCAAGTGGATAGCCGACTCCTTTTGGAAGCCCGTTTCGATCCCACGGCTCGCCATTAGATCCGATATTCTTTGCCGCTGGCGCTTTTCGTTCAGGAGCCGGAAGGGGAGCGGCGGCGTTCATTCTTTTTATCTCTTTGTCGTCGACAATCTTTGCAATTTCATCGCGATTGTATCCTTCGTTCTTTACGGCCTCTACAAGTTTCCCGACGTCCCTAAACGCTCCGGCAAGAATATTGTGAGATCCCGTGACCGTCCATATGATGCTGTCGGGTGTCAGAATTAACGCAACGACCCGAACAACCTCTTCATTTTCCGCTGGGGCTATATCGCTAATTCTTGTAAAATTGTGTTCTGGGATCCCCCTGAAATCTGGCTCTCCATTGTCGAGAGAGCGAATTACCTCTCCGAGAACAAACCCAGCGTGTTTTACCCCGTCTGAGTCATAAGTGTCTCTGGTTCTGTCCCAAACGCGATAGCCCCATTCGTTGTAGTGATAGATAGACCCATCTTCACGCATGTATCTGATCCCATCGCCATAGAATCCCCAACCGCGATTTGGAACAACGACGTCACCGTCGTGTGGAATCATTTCCCGCTGCGGGAGTATGGAGGCTGGCGTTCCATGCGGGTTCTCGAATTTTTGCCATGCGGCATCAAGTTCTTTGAGAGCCGCGAATGCCTCGTCACCGCCAGGCAAATTCTCTCCCTCAAGGAAATTGGACCTCTTTAGAAGGGAAAGCCTCATCGCATGGTAAACCTCGTAACTAATCTTCCCCTCTTCCATGCGCTTCTTGGCTTGAGCCAAAACATCTTCTGGTGCGAAGTTATCCCAATGCTCTTCCCTATCCGAACTCACTAGCGGAAGGTGTCGATTTCTTATATGCGGCGGGACTTTTTCGTTGATTTCATTCAGAATCCTTATTGCCTGCTCATGCTCATGGTCCTGGTTCCCACGCTTTAGGGCGTCCATCATGTTGAGGTAAAGGTCATTATTGTACTGTCCATTGTCAACGGCAGCACGGGCGTACTTGATAATCTCCTTCGGAGAATAGTCGCGCCACTCAACCTCGGTCCATCTGGGCCCCAGGTCTGGAAGAACCTCTCCATCGTTTTCAACGGCGTCTACTATGTCTTCTTGTTTTTGTGGCGGCTCTTCCGGAATGTTTGGGGCGTTCTCGGCTGGGGCGGCCTGCTCTCCTGGGAATGCTTTTGCCCTCTCTAGGGCGGACGGCGTAAACTGCGGGAGAGCCTGCTCAATAAGGGCCCTGCGTCCATACGGGGAGAGTTCAAAGAAGGTCGGGCCGAGGGTTATCCTCCACTTGTCTGGTTCGGCGTTAATAACCTCTTTCTGTCCGGCTATAAATACATATGTTATTCCCTTCATGTCAACGCCGATAGCCCCGACGTTCTCTGGATTCTTCGCAAGAAACCCCATGGCATCCGCCGCCTCTTCTTGGGGAGTCATCTCTATATGTTCCCCTGCGGCCATGTCTGGTCCAGGAGCAACTGGGCCGCCCAGCGGAATTGCACCATATCTTTGGGCCCCAGAACGTAGGGCGAGTGGCGGTTCGGGGAGCGCTATTGGCGCCTGAGCGTTCTGCGGGGCCATTTCTTGAGGAGGAATTGGAACAATCGGCGCAATAGGGGCTGGCTCTTCCTGCTCTTTGTGGGGGGCTGTCAGTGGAGTAATCTCCGTTAGCGGTACATAGGCGTTGCTTTCCTTGATCTTTGCCATTGGATTACCGTTTGCATCGGGCGTAACCTCGATAACCGTCACTGGGTAGTCTGTATCAGCAGAGTGCCAGATACCACGCCACTCATATTCCGGATGCGGAACCTCTGCCCCATGTTCCACGACGTTATGGATAGGACCCGCCTGGGGAACAGCCGAAACAGAGGCGAGAGGCTGCAGTGGCATCTGCACCTGAGGAATGGCAGGAACTGCGGGGACCAAGGGAACTGCCCCTATATTGGGCACAGCCTCTGGTTGTGGCGTAACGATAGAATTGGTAGAAGTTGGGGCCGCACTTTCACCCTGCGCCTGACCAGCAGCGGGATTCTCCATGGGTTTATTCCCAAACTTCATCGCCTTAAACAGCTGGACCATCACCTGATAGTCGGTAATGTCTGCGCCAGGCATTGCATCTTTCAATTGACCCATAGCCTGCGCCCAGGCAGCAGCACCCTCTGGCGTATTCCGTATTCCAGCAATCTTCTTTGCGAAGTCGACGTACTCGGTTGCAGTTTGTAGACATGTCTGATCTGAAGCCGATGGAACGTCTTTTTTGATATTGCGTGCCACCCGATTAACTATGTCATACTTGTCGACATATGCCTGGAAAGCGGCGACTGGAACGGTCAATAAAGATGCAGTAATGGCCGCAGACATGACGCCAGACATTACTGTCTTTACATTCGCGGGCAAACCATCTTTTGACCACTTATTTAGAACCGAAGCATCAATTACATTAGAGACGGCCTGTCGAGCCCCTCCGAGCGCTCCCTGAGAAGCAACGCGAAGCGCAAAGACTCCGGCCCGTTCTGCTGCGGTATCGGCCATTTTCCCGATAACATTGGTCAATTGACCCGTTGGAATCTCCATCGATGCGGCAGTAAATAACCCCTTCGCTGCGGCGCCAAGCGCTGCCTTCCCAACGCCAACACCAGATTCGCGATACTGTCCATAAGAAAGAGCGTCGGCATATGCTCCAAGTAATGTGGCAGAAATTTCCGGCTGCCCAAGAGCAGAAACAAGAATTGCGGTTCCAATCGTTGGGGCTGAATTCAATGCCGACCAGAGGATAGAGCTCTGCTTGGGGCTAATGAGTCCACGATTTTGTATCGTCTCAAGTTGTTTCTTCCCGTCATCTGCGGCAACGTTGATCATTCTTGTAATGTCCGGATTGGTTTTCCCCGTTGCTTTGGTATAAAGCTCTCCGACCTGACGAACGGCGGAGTCACCCGCAAATCTCATTGTATAGGCAGCGTTCAGAAGAGCAGACGATGCTTGCCCAAGGGGGGTTTGTTGAATAATCTGGTTCTCGAACCAATTCGGGGAACGAGATAGCGCCGGATTGTACTCCGACATCTTCGGGCCAGCCGCTTGATTGACTGCATTAATCCAGTTTGGCTCTACGTTATTACGGGTCCGCCATTCCTGTTCAGTCATCGCTCCGGCGCCATAATCGGGGACTAGGTTGTTCCCCTGATCGGGGTGAATGGGCGGAGAAATGTCTATGGAATCGTAGTCAATTATGCGGGAATTCTTAGGAGTCGGGGCTTTCAACTTTTTATTTGAAAACGCATCCGAAACGGTCTCCCCCAGATTTATTTTAGAATAGTCAATAAGCGGCATTAGTTCCCCCCGTTTAAAACACTCGTGTCTCCGTCGTTAAAATATGCGAGAATCGCTTTTATCTCTGCGGGTGTAAGTTGTGATCCAACCTGATCCATGAGTTTTTGGGCTGCCTCTTGTGGAGACAATCTTTCGTGATTGGCATTATACACCGTATTAACCGTAGATTTAACCTTATTAATAAACCCAATTACGTTCGCACGTTCATCCGATGAAAGCGGCAATGGAGTGCTTGCTCCAGTGGATTTGTCTCTCAGAGAGATTGCCGAACGATATGTCGGCTCAAGTCTCGCCAGCTGATCCTGCAATTGCTTAACGTAGTCTGCAGAAACTGGAGTGTCGATTGTGGGCGGCGCACCCTGAATTCCAGCAGTATATGCGGGATTTGGCTGTCCTTCCTTGACCCAGTTTCCGTTTGCGTCCTTGGAATATTTTGACAGTTCGGCCTGAATACCCTCGTATTGTTTGATATACGAGTTCGCCTGGGAGATGGTCATGTTGGCCCCAGATCCAGAACCCGAACCAGTTCCAGAACTAAGCGCACGATCAAGATTTGCCTGTGCGTTAATTCTAGCGGTCTGTTCTGAGTCAGATAGCCCGTCAGTAAATGTAATGTTTCCATTCTTATCCTGATTTACAACGATGCCATATTGTCCCAGCAAATCAGCCGAGTCATGCACGACATTCCATTTCTGAGTGGGAGTAAGGCTCTGCGAAATGAACGTGCCCGTTTGCGGGTCAATCTGAATACCGTACTGTGCCTGTAGTTGGTTGGCGGCCATCTTTCGATCATATGATTTCTGCTCGGCGTCCTGCTGTGCCTTGGAGTATTGGGCGCTATATGCCTGATCTGCTTGTGTGTGAGAAAGTTCGGACTGCAATGGGGCAATAGTCTTCTGGGTATTCTCTTGAACCTGTAGGGCCGCGAGCATTGCCCTTGCCTGATTCCGAACGCTCGCATCTTTATCAAGAAGTTCCGCCATTTGCAGACCATACTGAGTGACAAGGTTTGTCTTGCTTCTGAGCGTGTCCAGGTCTATCTGGGCCGTATACTTAATCAGGTCTTGGGTAAGAGCCCCAAGTCTCGCTCCCTTCTGTGCCATGGCCTTTCCAATTTGAGCTGCTCCGGCGGCGGCTATGTCTGCTTGCGCCTGGTTTAACGTTCCAGAAAACGCCATGCCACGAGCAGCATATTCATCTGTCGTCATGTGTTGTAACTTCGCTACGCCGGCCAGAATCTCATCTGCAATACCGGAATAGTCCGCCTCTACCTGCGCCCGCCCTGCCGCATTGTCGGCTTCCGCCTGTTTCTTCAAGAGAGCAGCCTGGTCAGTAAGAGACTGGATAGAGTCCGCCTGATTCTGCTTTAGGAATGCAATCGTATTCGAACTCCCGTCTCCATCAAGGACGGCTTGCCACTGAGCCTCTTGCGATTTAATGTTGCCCATTGCCTGTTCATTCGTTATTTGGGTTTGCAGGTCTCCGGCCTTATAGATGCCAGTATCGTCCGCAGAACTAGAAAGATATGGAGTTAGGGTTTCAGACAGACTTTTTAGGTTGGGGTCGTCACTGTTCGCCCAGCCCTGAACTGTTTTATTTAGATCGCCCCAGTCTATCTTGTTGTAATTGTATTCAAAGTTCGGATCTAATCCCTGGTCCTTCCCGTAATCTGTTACGCCAAAAGCAGAACGAACCTTATCGGCGGCAGCACCATATCCTGCCTTTTGACTATAACCGGCTGGGTCCGAGGCGTACTTATACTTAAGGAAAGAGATCAAGTCCTTCGGATTAAACTGGTTGCCGCCAACTGTTGTAATGAATTTCATCTATCCCCTCCTATTCTTGAAACCAGATTGCGTTGCTCCGTATCTTGAGACATCCGTCCGTCAGCATCACGAACGCTGTTCTGAGAAATGGATACGTCCCGCTTACGATGTTCCAGACGGTTGAGAAATCCCAACCAGTGAACGTGGATTGCGTCTGCATCTCTGCGGTGGTCTTGCCCTCGCCAAGAGGCGATGTTGTCTGCCCGCTAGTTCCGGTATCCCAGTAGCAGGAAGTGGCTATTGCCGACGCGTCCGCAGAACCACAGAACCCACCAGTGTTATCCCCAGACGCGACTACTTTTCCAACGCTGTAACAATGAGTAAACACACTGTCAGGTGACGCCTGACCGCAAAAACCTCCGGCAGAATCAAGAGTAGAAATAACATCTCCAAGAGCGTAACAATCTGTGCAAGAGATATTAGCCTGCCAAGAACAACTACCAGAAAACCCGCCAGTCCAATAGCGTCCAGTAACGTCTGTCGATGACGAGCAACGAGTAAAGGTTCCAGCTAACTGGCCAGTGAATCCTCCGGTGCTGTCTCCTTCATCGCTGGATATGCTTCC